TGTCTGCAAAAGGGACGGAGCTCATTCTCAAGGAGCGTGAGCGTGGCAAGTTCACCTCAATGGAGGATTTCAGGGCAAGACTGCCGGCGCGGAACGTGAATAAGACCGTGATGGACAAGTTGGACAGGGTTGGGGCCTTTGCAAACATCACCCCGTCAGCGCCAATTGCCACTGACGCAAGACGCCGCGAAGCGCAGTTGGAGTTTATCCCCTCTGTGATGCTTGGGGGCGCTGTTGTCACGCGCACATTGCCCAGAGACAAGACGACAATGGACGCACTCAAGGGCGCTCTGAGCGATGCTAAGACATCATCCGACCCGATCATATCAGGGGCAACATTCACAATCCCCAAAGTCGGCAAAGAGCCCAAGTTCATGGCGATTGTTGATGGACCATCCTGGAGTGAGGAAAACGGACTACGCTTCACGCACGGTAAATCTTTCGATATGATGGAGGAGTTCCTCAAGAACGCGGGGATGGACATCCACGACGGCTATTGGACGGGGGTGTGTAAAGCGCCAAAGCTGGCGGGGGAAAAGATCTATACGCAGGCGCAGATCGCTGCCTATGCGCCAATTCTCAAGCGCGAGATTGAGATCTTCAAGCCGCAAGTCATTCTCACACTCGGCACCGCCGCAATGCGGTTCTTTCAGCCAAAGATCAAAGGCGGGTGCGCAGATAACGCGGGCAAGGTCGTTTACGTGCCGCGCTCTAAGCCGGAAATAGATGATGACTACAACCTCGTGATCGGGATCACGCCGGGTATGATTGCATTTGACGAAAGCAAGGCAGAGTTGCTGGAAGATGCTGTCGAGAAGGTGAGGGAGATGATTTACGGATGAATGTAACGGAGACAAAGGGAACCCATCTGTCACGACGGATGGCAAAGCATATACTGAGACATGACAAAGGCATGACCGTCTGTGCGGTGGTCTATGATCGATCTGATCACATGCCTTGGGAGGCTCTGCGTCGCTTGATTGATGCCTATTATGTTCTCAAGGGTGAGAAGATCAATCACTGCGAACATTCTCACACCAAGGAGATGCTGCGCTATTGCATTGATGCAAGAATCAAGTCAGTGATGACTATACACGAACGCGAGATAGAAGAGATGATGGAGGCGAGATATGACTGAAGAGATTGACGTGAAGGAGTTTATCGGGGCGGGTGAAATTGCCGACGACATGCGCTTTGTGGAAGCGGAGCTCAACGACGCCATGATGAAGCAGTCAAGCCTGATGGCCTATTACGGCGCCAGGCTAGGTGAAGCGCAGTTTCAGGTCGACAAGTTCAAGATGCTTTTGGACATCAAGGAGGCCCAGACAGCCGAACGCTTGCGAGATGCGATGGCGGAAGAGGGCAAGAAGGTTACAGAAAAGCTGTTGGAACAGAAGGTTGCGACCAGCCCAACGGTGATCAAATACAAGATCGCACTGAACAAATCCAAGCGCGTTTACGAGACCATTCGGGGCGCTATGGAAGGTCTTCGGGCCAAGAAGGACATGCTCATTCAATTCGGTGTTCGTCATCGTATGGAGATGGAGCAGCAGAGCCGCGTCAGTCATCGGGATCAGCATGAGATGCTGCGTCAGGAGGCTGAGCGGGCTGGTAAGGAGGGTGTCAACGACACGGTCAAGCGGTTGAGGGAGAAAAGAGACGCGGCATAAAATAACTCACACATGAGTGACTTTTCCAGTGAAGGACACAGCAAGTCCTGCTATAATGGGCGGGTCACTGCGATAACGACCCAAGCGGGCATTTTCGCACACAATTGTAAAGAAAGCCAAGCAGCGAAGGAACGCAATCATGGCAACTAAACTGAACGATCTCATCAACAAGGTTAAAGAGAAAGCCAAAAACAGCGGCTACAAAGACAACGCAATCAAGCCTCCCAAGGGCAAGTCTGTGTGGCGCATCCTGCCGGGTTGGGACAAGGAAAACCCGCTCAACTTCTTCCACGCATTCGGTCAGCACTACATCAAGGGAACGGACGGTAAAGTTCGTACCGTGATTGGCTGTGTTGACAAGACCTATGACAAGCACTGCGAAATCTGTGAGATGATTTCGGAGGCTGTCAAAGCTGCTGAGAGCGATGAGGATCGCAAAGTCATCCAGGATATGCGGGCGCAGCTTGTGTATCTGGTGAATGCAGTCGAGGTCAAAGAGGGCAACAAGCTTGCAGACAAGCCCGTTGTCATGGCGATGCCCAAGACGCTCTTTGAGCAGTCTTTCATGGATGCGCTTGGTGAGTATGAGGAGGGTATGCTCGATCTGGCAGAGGGTAATGACGTGGTCATCACCCGTGAAGGTACGGGCTTCGACACCAAGTATTCACTGATCGTGCGATCGCGGGACAAGTCGTCCACAATTCCCGAAAGTCTCTGGCAGATGGCTGAAAACTTGGAAGACTTCGTCAAAGACGACTTCGAGACAAAGCGTCAGAAGGCAATCGATGCCATTGGCGAGCATATGGGCAAACTGCCGTCAAGCATTGAAGGCTACGGTGGCCCGGGTGCAAAGTCTCTGGAAGACAAGTCGCAGGATGACGATCTGGATGACGTCATCGACGGCACGGCTTCCGAAGTCGATGAGACTGAGCCGCCCTCAAAGGAAGAAAAGAAGAAGGCTGAAAAGTCCTTCGACGATGAAATCGATGACGACGATCTCGATGCCATGCTGGATGATCTTTGATCATCTGAGCGCAAAAGACGGGGCTTAGACCCCGTCACCTCTTTTCTGACATTGGAGATACGATAATGCACACCCTTCTGGTGGATGCAAACGGCATTTCTCGCTCTAAATTGCCGGGACGTAGCGAACTGAACGAGCTTCTTACGTACCACCCTGAGACGGGCGATCTCTACTGGAGATGGCGGTCAGAAGACCGCTTTGAGAAGGAGATGTTCGCAAAGCGTTGGAACACTCGCTACGCAAATCAGAGAGCGTTCATAACCGTTCATCCGCAGGGTTATCTGACTGGCGCAATAAATGGGAGACGTTACCTTGCCCATCGCGTCATTTGGAAAATGGTGCATGACGAAGAACCCGATGTAATTGACCACATCAACCACATCAAAGACGACAACAGGCTTGCAAATTTGCGCAACGTCTCCTTCGCGGAGAATTGTCGAAATCTTCCAAAAGTCTCAGGGGTAAGACAGCTTCCTTCAGGTCGCTTTCAGGCCCGTGTTTCAAAACGTCATATAGGCGTTTTCGATACAGAGATACAGGCGATTCAGGCTCGATCTGACGCGTTGAAGGATGCTGGTTATCACTCAAATCATGGAGAAGTAAAGTGACACACACACTTCTAGTCGACGGTAACAGCGTCGGTATGGCCGCACAGAATTCACCCATTCTCACAAACAACGGCGAACAGACGCAGGCGATCTTTGGGTCTATGCGCACTCTTAACGGTCTTCTCAAGAAGGCTGAGTTTCTCAACTCACGGATCATTATCTTCTGGGACGGTGACAGCTTTCGCAAGAAGCTGGACAGCAACTACAAGGCCAATCGCGACGACAACGAAGAGGCCGCCGCCAATCGTGACGAATACCGTCGTCAAAGTCCTGCAATCAAGAAGGCTTATTATCACATGGGACTGACCCAGGTCAGTGCTTCCAATCTCGAAGCTGATGATCTTATTGCCTCAACCGTGCGTCTGAATGCAGGTCGTCGCAGGATGACTGTCATCTCGGGCGACAAAGACTTGTGGCAGCTGGTCGGGCCTAACGTGAATTGGCACAACCCAATCAACTTTCTTCACGGTTCGCCATCAATTCGAACGCTGACGGATGACACGTTCGCAGAAGCCACGGGCTATCGGAGCACCCGGGCCTTTATGGAGGCGAAAGCCCTACAGGGTGACGCATCTGACAATCTGCCAGGCGTTGGCAAGATTGGTCAAAAGACTGCATTGCAGATCGTTGATCACTGGCAATCTGTCAAAGCGATGATCGAGGATGTGCGTATGCGTCGTGAGAGCGCCATCCCGCCCCATATGTCGCGCTCAAGGAAGAAGTTGATCGACTTTGCATCAGACGCAGGTCGCATCGATATCTTTGAACACAACGTCAAGATGATGAACCTGATTGATCCCATAGCGCCAGAGCCAGTGAACAAGCGCATCGTCAAGGGCAGCGCCAGCCGTGAAGGTCTGATCAAGTTCTGCGAACAACATGGCTTTGTCTCCATCATCAAGAACATCGATTCTTGGATCGAGAATTTCGATCACGAGAAGGCTGCGTGATGCACTGGCAAGATCAAGCAAGACAAGAAGCAGGCGGCGTTGGCGTGCTGGCCCTTACAACACTGGCCCTCGCAAAAGCGGCGGCCGAACGCGCAATAGAAACAGACGCACGACAGGTCGATCTGGAGCAAACAGACGGCGAAGATCGTATCAGGGTCACAATCAAGAGGTAAGACTATGGGATTTATGGACGAACTTTCAAAGGCCATTGGCGGCAATGATGCGCCAACAACGGTCGACAAGTGGCTGGACACAGGTCATCCGCTTCTGAATGACGCGCTGTCAGGCAGCTATCATGGTGGCTTCCCGCTGGGGCGTATCGTCGAGATGTTCGGCGGGTCATCGACGGGCAAGACTGCAATCGCAACAGCCGTTATGACCTGCGCTCAGCAAATGGGCGGCGTGGCTGGGTTCTTCGATCACGAGAACAGCTTTGACCACGAGCTTGCCGAGCGTAACGGTCTTAGTACATCCGATCGCTGGATCTTCAAGGCGCCAGATACGTTTGAGCAATCTGTAGACACAGCCGTCAAGGCGGCGCATGCCATTCGAGAGCGCAAGCTGATCGACCCTAATGCGCCAATCGTCTTTGTCTTCGACAGTCTGGCGTCAATGGTCCCGCGGTCGAAGTTCGACAAGGAGAGCTCCGAGTACAACATGAACGACAACACGGCGCTCGCCCGGGCAACGTCAGCCGCGTTCCCTGCATTGGCAAAGCACTGTGAGAAGGATCAGTTCACGGCGCTGTTTCTCAATCAGGTACGCACAAAGCCGGGCGTCCT